TGCCGAACCGAATTGCATCCAAAGGGGTGCAGCTACATCGTCCAAATCGTAGAGTGAAACGGTTCCAGCGTTTGTGTCCGTGACAATTAAACACATCGCGGGAAACTCGCTCCGCGCCGATCTAGTTGCGCTGCTCGCCTCGTCGAACCAAGAAAGTCCCTTGCACTTCTTACGCCACGCGCCCCCGTCACTATCTTGCGAAGTGTCGTACAAAAAAACTGCACCAACGGTTGTGCTGCTGGTGACGGATTTTATGGCGGCGTTAAATTCGTTACGCTGCGTTCCAGTTGTGCCGCTGGCAGCAGCTTGTACACCGTCATCGTATGATACAACTGCGCCGCCGCCGCTAAATACTGCTCCCATGATATTTTATTTTAACCGAACTCGATGTACGAGACTCGCCCTGTGCTGGTTGAGGAAATAACTGAAACAACTCCCACATATCCATCTACACTAACCGTGCCACCTGTTCCATCATCGTTTGATCCACAAGGCGGCAATACAAAATGCCACGAAGACGATGTGGCGGTAGCCCCCAGCTTCACATATAGCTTCGATGTACCTTGGTTCGCTACCAAAAACGATTTTCGGTAATCTGACGCCGATAATATATCGACTGCTGATGCTGATAAAACTGTCACGCCCCCGTTTGCTGGGGAAGTTATTGTTCTTGCGCCTGTTACTGCTCGTACTTTCATAATTTAATATCCTACAAAATTAAGTTTCTTCACTTGGCCCTGCTGCCTATACACCTTATCCGCTTCCACGGTGATGAAGGCTTCGGCGGTGCGGTCTTCCAGACCCGCGATTTCGAGTTGGCCGTTTGCTCGAAGGTAATCCGCATAAATTCCTCGTATGAGGTAGTTCTCAAAAATCTTTGGTACGCTAACAACTGTCCACTTTGAGGTGTCGGTTGGAACTGTTCCAGCCGTCGCGTTCGTGGTCATGTTGTAAAATTGTCCCGTGGTGGAGTAATAAACTTGGTCATCCACCGCGTAGTCTGTGGAAGAACTGTATGTGTCTCCCGTAAAATTAGGCCGCGTAATCGCAAACTCCACATAAACGGGTGTGGTGTTGTCGGATAAAACTATTTGCTGTGCCGTTCCCGTATCGTACAACGAGTATCCAACTGGAATTGCGTTTGTCGTTGCGCGGGGGTCTTTTTGATACACTTGCAGTATCATCCCCGCCGTTGTCGGATACGGGGCCGTGTTAATGTCACTCGCCGTTGTGACCGTCGCGCTCTCCACGCGCACCAAATCGGGCCACCGTTCCGTGTCCCATGCCACCGACAACCTCTGGCTCGCCAAGTCGCGGGCTTGCTTAAAGAAGTGCGTCGGCAAATTGTCCCTATCCAGCCCGGCGAGTTGCGCCACACCATATAGGACAGTGCTGAATTTAAGCGTTTGCATCTACCTCGACGCGCTCGTTCGGCCCATACACTTTGCGGTATGTGACGCGCCCAACTGGAGTGTCGTAATAGCCAATCGGCCTATCACTCCCATACCCCACTTGAGTCTTGCCACTCACCCCATTCACGCGGCTCTCTGGATTGTCCCTCAAGTATTCTTTCATAAACTTGCGGTCATCCCAGCACTTGTAGCCGAGTCGCTTTCCCCAATAGTGGTAGGAGGTGGGGTTGATCCTCGCCTTGAGTTCCCCCATCCCCTCCACTGATCGAGTTTCGCGCTTGGCCGCGTGTGCAGCGCGGGCTTGTTCAGCATAAGCACTTTCATGCTCGCGCTGCATCTGCCCACGCAACACACCGGCCACGCTTGAAGCTAATTCGTCGCTGAGTCCTTCGACCCCAATCATACTAATTAGCTTGCGAGGTCGAAGATGCCGAATGATTTCGGGTTGTGAACGACTAATGCCGCCACCGCCTCGACGAGCCTCGCAGGGCCACCACCGTTGTCAGTCAATTCCTTGATCTGCGGCAGTTTGCCATAACGAATCTCTGCTTGGTCGAACGGAATGACGTAGCCAACCGTCTGAACAATGCTTCCAGCCCTTGCTATGAAGGTGGAGGGGTGTAGGCGCAATCGGCCAAAATCACCCTCGAACAAATCAATCGCATTGATAAACGTCTTGGACGCCGCATCTTGACTGAACGTCTTGATTGGGCTTGCCGTTACGTCGTGACTCGACTCCGTAGCCGCAGTAGAAGTGACGCTCTGCGTGAAGTTCGTGAATGCTCGCTTCAAGGTGGTTCCAAGAAGCAAATCATAATCACGAATTGTTCCAGTGTTTTCAAACAGCTTCTTCAACACATCCTGCACCTTGGCTTCCGTAAGGTTGGCAGTTGTTGCCGCGCTTTCAATCGCATCGCAATAGAAGTTTGAGTTTACCCGTTGAGCGCACGTTCCTGTTTGACCATCAGCATCCAAGAATGAACCCAGTGCCTTGGTCAAATATGGAGTTGTGCCTCCAGCATCGGCCTGTGCATCTCCGTCGTTCAAAAACGTCATCTCCATGTCGCGTTTAAGCTCAACCAATTTCTTGGCAATGCCGTTTGCGAGTTCCGATTTGACGCCCGCGACCACTTGAATCTCGTTTGCCAAACTAGAAATGCGGAATGTGCGCCTAAACATCTGAACGTAGTTCGATGCCAGAACACGATTCTTCGCCGGGTTGACAAACAATACGTTTTTGGCGGAAGCCGCCTCGCCCTGACCTACGCCAGAACCACCTTCAACCATGCTAACATCAGTCCCATCGACGTACCCACCTACGCCGGGAGCCTCCATTGCATCCATCTGCCAACTCATCAATGCGTTGCCCGGCTTCTTGCCCTTTTTCGCCATCGACGTAAAAGGTGTGCTGCGGCTGTCCACATTTGCGATAAGGTTGGACAAGTCTTCTCTGCCGCCAGACTGCCAAGTCTCGCCAGCGTAACTTTTCTCTAAAAGAAGTGCCATAATATAATATCCCCCTAATATTTTGGACTATATGTAGTCCGATTCTAATACTGTCGCTAAAGAATCCACCGAATTTTCAGAACCGAAGTTTTTTCTCGCGGAAACTGAACGGGCTTTAGATGCGCTCGATGTGGCCGGGGCCGCAGCCGGGGCGGCGGGTTGTTCGGGGGCTTTCTTAACCTCCTTCTTCGCCGCCGTTTTTTGAGTAGGGTTGTTCACCATCTCCCGGTAGGCTTGTAGCCCTAACTGGAAAACACTTACGTCGGCTTTCCATGTCGGGTGATTGCGAATGTCTGGCCTGTTACGGAGGATTTCCATAGCCTCTTGATAGCCCTCGGAACTCCTGTCCTTCCAGTATGGAAACACTTGCTCTACTTGCTGCGCTACCGCAGCTTCTTCCTTCAAGTATTCCAGCCGGTTCGGTAAGTGCTTTTTAATGGATTTGCGGGCATTCTTTTTAATTCCCCGAATTTCCTCGGCACTATATTCGACTTCGTCGCCCTTTGAGTTTTTAACCACCGCGCCATCCGTATTATCCTCACACCATTCAAGCACTTCTTCGGCTTGATCCATTTCTCGTTCGACTTCTTGAGTCGATTTCAAACGGCTATATGGGTTCCCATCAACGGGCGGCAACGATGGAAGTTCCTCCTTGGCGTCCAATTCAGTGCGTAAAGTCCGAATCTCGGCTTCCAATCCGTCAACCCTGCTTTCTGCCTCGCGCCTTTTTGCCGTGAGCTTGTCGATCCTCTTGAACAAACCCTTGTTGGCCTTGTCCTTTTCGGATTGCTCATCGGTTTCTAAAGCCGGTTCAGCTTCCGCAGTTTCTTCTTCAGTCTGTGAAAGAGCGTCTTCTTCAGCTTTAGCCTCATCCTCTGGCGGGTCACTCGACTCACCTTCATCGGGAGGCTGTTCGCCTTTAGCTTTTTCCTCGTCTTCCAAGGCCGGTGCTTCTGCCGGTTCACGTTCCAACAGCATTTCCAGTTGGCCCGCTAATCCGTCAGCGTCCAAAAGTTCGCCGACATTCGTTGTGACTTCCGTTTGTGCCGCGTCACTCACGGCTTCGATTCCCTTATCGCTCATGCTCATTTATAGCCCGCAAGTTTGGCTGACAGCATTTTTGTGGTTTGCAGAAACCCGCACCTCTTAAACGCCTATAAGAGTGGGTTCGCAAAAAATAGTTAGGTTGGAGGGTCGGTTTGGGTAGGTTCGGGAGGGTTTGGGTGCATTTTTGAAAATGCTTTTAAGAAAAGAAAAAGCCGCCCACCCCATTATAGGATGAGCGGCCACTACTAATATGGACTATACGTTATACCGACATATCAGTTGAGCTTCGAGACTGCACTCTCCCTCAACTCAACCAAATGGTTTTTGAAATCCAGCAGCGCATCGGCGCGGCCCGCTTGATGAACTCTCGCCTCACCAACCGTGTCCGCGCTAACCGCCGTCACCATCTCCACATCGATGGCGGCATCCAGATTATCCAGCAGGGCATTCCAAAGCGGATTCTCCCCCTGCCACTGGAACGCTGACAGATTTTGCATCATGTTACTTGACTCACTCCTATGCGCCCGATTTGAGCGTTTTGTTGCTGCATCAATGACATTTGCAGATTCTTCGTGTAGTTCTCGAACAACTGCCTAAACAGTTCGTCGCCCTGCAACGCCTCTTGCGCCTTCGGGTTGCGCCCAACAATTTCCTGTGCATATTGCATTTTAGTTTGGGCGGCTGGGTCGTTCTCCGTGTAACTGGCTTCGTTACCCAACATCATCTGACCAATCTGGCCCTTAACGTCCTCATACATCTTCTGCGAAGCCGGGGCTTGGTCGATGATAAGTTCCTCCGCAATGTCGGGACTGATCGCCCTCGTAATCATGCCGATTAACTTGTTCCGATCCAGCACTCCAGATACGTCCTGTGGCACAACATACTGCGCTATGTTTGAGAGTTTGCTCTCCACAAATTCAGTATCCAGTTCTCGCACATCGTACTTCAACACAAAATCAAACTGGTACATATCTGATTCTGGAATGATGTTGGTTCCAGTGATGCGGGATATTTCTTCGGGCGACAAATACTGCAAACTCAACTGGAACATTTGCTGATACGCCTCTGTCCACACTGTTAACCAGTTGTTCACAAGTCGCTGCTGCTTTATCTGCGTCTGCACGGGCGGCACTCCTTGATTCGCCCTGCCAAAATACTCATCAGCTTGACGCGACACGGCTTCAATCAAGTTAAACGCTGTGCTGGGTTGCCGCGCCGGGGGGCGCATGAATTCGTAGTCTCCAGCCTTCATCACCGGCAACTGCACCGCCGGGCCAACTTTGTTCGCCAGCCCAAGCCGCTTGTTCACCATGATGGGCGGAAGCGTTTCAAAACTCGTCGAGTCGTATATCGAATCTCGTTGAGTCTTGATCTCGTCCTGCCAAGTTCGGCAGATTTCTGGCACTCCACGACTCTCCGTGATGCGACGTTTGAGTTTTTCCCTGCGATATTCGACGAATGGATAGCGACAGTGAACGTAGTCGAGTAGTTCGTGCTTCGCATGAATGTCCTCGCCGCCATCTCCAGTTTGGGCTATCGGGCTAAATATTGTGTAATAAATACCCGGTATGTTGTTGTCATCCAGTTGGCGACTATATGCATACACCACTTCGATTAGGTTGTCCTGCCGGTCAATGTGGCTACTGGTCAAGTCGCTCAACTGCACGGTGAAGTCGTGGAACTCCGTTGACCGGCCCGCCGTCTTCACTGCGGCCTCTACCCAATCTTCGCTCCAGCCCTCGTCCACAACCTTGGCCCGCAACTCCACCTCCGTCATAAACAACCGGCGGAAGATCACTCGCGCCGATTGCAAATCCACGGTTTCGGGCGGCAGACTGATTTCCTCCCACGGCTTTAACGCTACAACTGCCGGTTGGTTCACCGCCAAGTATGCTTGTGGAAGAATCGTTTCTCCAGTGTCGCGCAGTTCCTTAACCGCTTTCCGCGCCTTGCGTTTTCCGAGGCCGGGGAATTGCGCTTGTAGAATCTCCACCACATGAGTCTCCGACTCTGGATCATTTATCATGTCAGGTAAGGCTTCCAGTTCGCCCCCCGCTTGCTGCGCCAAGGCCACGACTTCCTCCATCGTGATCTTGCGCCCCTTCACCGCACTCTTTTGCTCCCACCCAACAAACAAAGCACTCCAGCCGTATTGCTGCCCGTATTGGGCCAACAACTCGGATTCGCGGTTTAGTGTGTGGTAGAGTTTGGTGTCGCGCTGCCACCGCATCATATTACTCGCCACTCCCGCCGCTTCAGAATCACCAATCTCGGTTCCCCCAATCTTCAGTGTGGCCCGGCTAAACGATGTGGTCAGCACATCCACCGTGTCGTTTATGATCTGGTCGGCCAACGGAATGCGGGTGTCGCTCGCGCCCTCCCAAGGGAAAGCATCTTTGCCCTCTGGTAAGCTCTCGCTGTGCTTGCGCCCGTCCGTGGTCTGCCCCGTCCAGCGGGTGAATCTAATGTTGTCTACATCAGATATTTTATCCAGTGATTCCCCATCGTGTAGGCTACGGCTATATTCCGCCGCCAATTCCCGCACATCTGGTGTGTCCGCTGCCTTCGCTAATTTATCAACTATCTCCATCTTTCTTTTCCCCCTTTAAGTGTTTAATTAAGTCATCCCTATAATACCGGCGGTGATCCCCCACCGTCCTGTAAATTCTTAACGCATTCAGCTTTGCAAGTTGCGCCAGTTGTTTCTTACTCAACCCGGTAACTGCCGCCGCCTCATCTGGCCTTACCAACACTGGTAACTCAAACAACCGCATCAATATGTACCTACTGCCGATCCAGCAAAGGTTTTGTCATTCACAAATATCGGCTCCATCACGGCCAAATACCGCAGCGTGTCTATGCAATCCTTACTCGCACCCTTCTCCCCGTCGCGCCCCGTCCACTCTTGCAAACTATATATTAGGTTGCCGCAGTCCTTACTTATATAGAGGCTCGGCTCATTAACCGCCGTTACGGGTTCGCCTTGATCGTAATTTAACCAATCGTTTACAATGGTGAGTCCGTTGGCCACCGAGATTCCAGCGGCTTGCTCAAAATACATGGGGTCTTCGCCTTCCCCCAATAAATCAATAATGCTTGTGCCGCCCTCGCGGCCCGCTGCTTGGCTGGCTCCAGCGCGAGGATCAATGTATCGCACCTCGATGTCCTCCCCCTGCTCCAAGTCGGCAATGATTTCCTTCACTTCTGGAAGCCCGCGTCCAGCCCCCACGCTCTGTGCCGGGCCGGGCGCACCATCGGCTTTATCCCCCGGCACTGCCCACTCCCCATATTCGTCTAAATTGGGCCACTCCCTATAAATGTATTTGCGCCCTCGATCATCCACCCTCAACCAAAGCACAAACCAATTCCGATTCCACGCGGGATCGACCGCCATGTAGTTCGTGCCTTCTGCTGGAATTTTGTCGGCATCCAGCGTGTGCGACTCGCAAAATTTCGGGAATTGGTTTCCAGCGAGATTCTCCGCATACCCATACGCCCGCAACTTAATCTGTATGCTGTTCTCTCCGTTGAGGGTTTTCTTCATTTCCTCATACGGATTATACGGATTCATGTCGGTGAAGAACCACATGAGCCGGGCAGCGGGCCTCCTACACTGCGCCGTGTACGGCATGGTTCCAGCCGGGCAACCGGGTACGTTCACTGTGCCGGGTAGAAGTGGACTAGGCCGCGCCTCCAGCACCCGATACCCCGATATGTATTCCTTCACCGTGGGGGTGTAGCCTTCCACGGGGGTGAATGTGATTAGTAACCTTCCAGAGAGGTCGTGGCTGGAGGCCCGCGTCACCAACCGAAACCGCAACGTCTCAATCCACGGCAGCGGCACAAGCTCATCACACCAAATCATGTCCACCTCTCCACCCTCGATCACTCGCATTTCCTGCGAATAATTCATAAACCAACACTGCGATCCGTTGGGGAGGATGAACGTGTTTTCGGTGAAGCCATTCTTCTGGCTAAAACTGACGTTCTGAACGCGGCCCTTCTTAATGTTCTTCCACTCGGTCGGTATGTATTTGTAAACGAGTTGCTGCTGATCTCGAATACTAGATTGAGCCGTCATTCCAAGTACCCAAACCTTCGCGCCCTTTTTGGCAGTCATCATCTGCACTATGCGCTTGGCGGCGAACTCGGACTTTCCAGCCCGGTTGCCTCCTTGGATTAGTAATTCGCCGCAGCCTTTCCAGAGTTCGTCCGCGTCTTTCCAGTTGCCGGGTTCAAAGCCGTAGCGGTAGGGGTCTTCTTTTTCCAGTTGGATTAGTTGCTCGCGCTGCTCCAGTGCGCGGGCTAGTTCATCCAACCCCTCGTCCCCGCGATCCGCAAACTCCTGCATACGCGCCTTTGAAGGCACGACGAGTACGGGGTGCGGTGTGGGGGTGAATGACATCTATTTCCAGTGGCCGCGATTTAACAGCATTCCAATCATGCCGTAATTCGCTACGTCTTGGTATGTGTCCACCAGCGGCTCATTGTTAACACCTTTCTCTCCACGCATACCTTTAAGTAAGATGTGCCGCATTCGGCTGGCCTTGTCTTGAATCCGAACCGCCACACCTATCTCTCCAGAGGCCGATATGTTTGTGCTGCCGTAATCCTGCTGTTTGTCATCAAACAACTTTATACATTCCAGTGCGACCTTCACGATCTCACGCCCCATGTCGGTTTTTAAGTCCAACCCGTCTGCTATGTTTGATGCTAGTTTATCTTTATCAATCTTCATCTTCGTCTTCATCTTCGTCCTCTACTTCCAGTGCCTCATTCAACACCTCCGTTGTAACGTACTCCCCGGCTTCGGCCACCATGTCGGCCTTTACCAGTTCCAGTGCGCCAATCATCTGCGGGTAAGTGAGATCAAATTCATCGTAAAACCGCTGCACCACTCCACTCAATGCTTCCAAGAAGGCTTGGGTCTGGTCAGCAGGGGTCATTGTGGGTCTTTAAGTGGTGCAACACCGCGAAAGGTGAAATTTTTGAATTCGCCAAGTCCAAGTAATATTGCGCCCCACCACCTTCAGAGAAAAATCTCTCAATCTCTAACATGGTATACACCCTCGGAATTGCCGCACCGCAAATTTTCACGTTCTCGCCTTTCTTTTTCTTCAGCTTCCAGTAGTCCTTCGCCGCTTGCTCCACCACGGCACACGCCACCGCCGTGATTCCTTCCTGCTCCTGCTCGTAGCTTTCAGCGATCATATTCTCCCCCGCCGCTTCGGATGCCGCGTCACCGTCCAGCCGTTCCCGTTTGGCTTTATCGGTATCCGCATCTTTGGGACGAACATGGCCGAGTCGCGCACTCGTACAAGTACCAGTTTGCCATCGTCCAGTGTCGCCTCCACCAAGTTTTTGTTCGGGAAATAACAGCGTTCAGTGGTGGCAAATGTTTCCTTCGGCTTGTAGTCGGGCGGGCGGTCGAGGCCGAGGTCTATGTAAAGAGCCGCGCAGCCTCCTTCAGTCCAGTGGATTGCGGGGCCGACTTTGTAGGTGTATTCGGGGTTCTCCTTGCGGAACTTGACGAGTTGCGCCCGTGGAACGCCGAGATATTCTGCTAATTCAGCTTCCTTCATGCCCTTTTTATAAAAAATTTTGTAACAGCTAAATCCATTATGTATCCAACGCGGCGCGATTCACGCGACCCCCTCCCCCCTCTTCGAGTCCTCGCCCGGCGATTCTTTTTGGTTCAATGGTTCAACGTCGATGGCCGGGCTTTTAGTGTCCAAGATTGTCCCTCCTTGATCTTTTTCCCTTTGTTTCCCGTCGTTCCCTCCTGACTTATTGTCAGAAAGTAGGGAATTAACGTCGGAGTGTGCAATGTGCAAGTGTTTGTGTTCGACAACTTGACTTGACTCGCCATTAGCTTGGCTTATTTTGTCCATTAGTATACCTAATGCAATGGGTTTCTGGCCGGGTTTTATCTCTTTATAGGTTTCCTTTAAATCATCGATAAGTTTGTCGGCAATTTCCATCATGCCCGCCGCGCTCCGCCGTCGCCATGCCGGGAGAGCGTCCCGGTTTTTTTCGCGGATAGCTTGAACCGTGTTTTTGCTCACATTATAGTCGGCGGAGAGTTTAATAATTCCCTGCCCGGCTTTCAGCCCCTCAAGTATCCCGGCCTTGGTTGCCTCACTGATAGTGTAATTCCCGCTGTTTTTATTCCCGGCCACTGTTCTTTGTAAACCCGCCCGAACCGGCCCAAACCCGCCCGAACTGCCCCTAATATACGCGGCCCGAAACAAAAAAAGCAAAAAAAGTTTTCTTTATTTTAGCCAATGTTTGCGGGGGTGAAATGAGTTTGGTTGAAATAATGTGAAAAATAATAGTTGACGCCTCCTGTTATTTGACTACACTCTTTCCTGTGCCGCAAAAACGCGGCGAAATAAATCAGTGAGATGATGAAAATAGAAAACACAAAAAAACTACACGAAGTATTGAAAAGCGGCCCGTACGCATGGCCGGGCGGATACCCGCTTTTTTTCCTTACACAAGACGGCGCGGCCCTCTCATTCGAGGCCGTAAAACAGGAACTTGAAGAGGTTCAAGATTCGATCGAATGCGAATGCAATGACGGTTGGCGAGTTGTTGCCGTTGGTATTAATTGGGAAGACGAGAACCTACTTTGCGACCATACCGGCGAAAAAATTCAGAGCGCATACGGGGAGGCCAACGCATGAAAAAACTTATCCACAACCTAACTGGCCTCACGCCCCTATCATTCATAGGCCAAGCCATACTCACGGCCATAGTTTGGGGCGGGATTGGCTTAATGTTTTTGCTTTATCTAAATTCACCGACGATTAGCGGCGGGAGGCTCTTACAATGATCTACAAGCCCGAAAACCTCGACGCATGGATGCGACCCGGTAGCTACGCGGGCGCGGACTGGCCAGAAATGTTTGTTTTTCTTGGCCAAAACAGGGATTCCAGTTGCCTTGAACGCTCAAATTTTGAAGTAGCGCAAGCGCGGCTTGGCGAAATTCCAGAGCCGACCGACTGGCCACATGACGGCCAACCTTGGACAGTTATCCGCGAACGGCATTGGCTTTGCGGTTGGGTTGAATGGATCGGCGTTCACCGTGACGCGGCGGAACACTTGAAAGCCGCCGACGCAATGGCGGGCGAAATGCAGGATTATCCAGTGCTAGATGAAGATAAATTCAGCGAAAAAGAGTATAATGAAGCCGCCGATTATTGGGAACAATCCAGCACTTCCGACCGGGTTGAATTGTGCCAAAGCGCGGGCGTTTCGGTATTCGCGGCCCGGCGGGACTATATGCCCGAAACCCCAACCGGCGAAATGATAGTCCACATTGATTAGCGCGGCGGCTCTGGCCTGTCCCTTCAAACGAGGGGGCAGAGTAGAGCCGCTGGCCGGGTTGGTACAGTGAGAGCTAAACCAATCCAACCGGGAATGAAGCCCGGCGAAGCCAGCGGCCAGAAACAAAGAAACATAAACAGTGAGACAATGAAAATACAAAAAGCAAAAGCCGTTTTCGCAACGGCAAGAAACAAGGAAAGCGGCAAGCCACTTGCAAACAATACGAGGCTTGTGAAACGGGGCGAAGCGTTCGCCATACGGTTACACCAAACAGACATTGTGACCATAAATCCAGACGGCACGCACGCGCTGAATTCCGGCGGTTGGCGGACAATGACAACCAAGGCCAGAATAAACGAATTCGGCCCGGTTGGAATCACCCAAACAAAGGGCCATTGGTTTGTGAACTATCCCGGCGGGCAGTGCTTATATGAAGACGGCATGACAATCGGCGCGGACGGTGTGCCGATAAATCCAGTGCCGGTAGACCGGGACAAGAAGCCCGCGAAAAAAGCGGCAAAACTTGTCAAAAAATATATCGACGGTTTTTGCGAAATGATCCGCGCAAAAAAATTAGAGAACCCAAGCGGGGGCGATTGCTGGCACTGCTGCATGAAAACAAAAAGCGGCGAAGCCCTTGGGGATTGCACCGGCGACGTTTCGCATCTCATTGCCCACTTCGAGGAAAATTATTATGTGCCGTCATTGTTGGCAAACGCAATACTTGAACAGGGCTACACTAGCCCCGGCTTCATTTGGGGCGCGTTGCAGAATGGCGACGGCGACTTGGCCCGGCGCATCTTGCGAAACTACTTCGGCAAGCGGCGGCAAAAGTTGGTCGATGCAATGAGGGGAGGCGAGGCGTGAACAGGTTCACACACTACAAAATAATTCAAGGCAACTATGGCTTCGGTTGGGATGATGAGGACTCCCACCAAACAAACAGCCAAGGCGCGTTTGAAAATAAAGAAGCCCGCGAAGCCTTCCGCTACAACTTGAAAGCATACCGGGAGAATGGCGGCGGGGCGTATCGGGTGGTTCGGCGGCGGGAGGTGAAGAAATGAAAACCTTCATTTACACATACGAACGAAAAAAGAACGACATAAACGGCAACCCCAAGCATTGGGTCACGGTGTATAGGATCAAGCGCGGGCTTCCAGTGCGGCTTGACCGGGCAGAGTGTGGTTACGTTGGCAAGGATCATACAATATTAAGTGTGGCGCGGAAAGCGGGCGAACTAACCGGCCCGCAAGTGCAGCAAAATACAATGTGGGACTTGGAACAAAACAAAATCGCGGCCTTTTATGAAATAGATTGATCTCCCTTCAGCGGCTCCAAACGCGGGGGCCGTTGATGGGAGGGCAAACGCCCTTTGAAAAACAGTGAGAAAAAATGAAAATACAAAAAAACAAACTGACCGAAATGCGCGAAAAAATAAACGCGGTTTTAGATAAACACGGGCGGCAAAAAGTGATTGATTCGTATAACCGGGGCGCGTTTCCACGAAGCGATAAAGTCTCAGACTTGCAAAAACGGTTTTGCTTCGACCTATTCTATGCCGCCGGGCTAGGGAAAAAGATTCAAGCAGCATACCCCGACGCAACCGACGCTCATATTTACACCGCGTTAAGACAAGTCTGCCCGAAAGTAGAAGCTAAAACTTGAATTCCCTTCGGCGACCTCCAAACCGGGGGCCGTCGATGGGGGCGCAATCCAGCGGCCCGAAATGAAACAGTGAGAAAATGAAAATAAACATAAAACAAAAAAACAACGGGCCGCGAGTGTCCAGTATCGACTACCATCGAAACGGCGTTTGCGGCGAGGGTTTTTTCACGGGGTTTGTATATTGCCCCGAACAAAAAAGGGAATTGCTGTTTGTGCATTTTCCAGACCCCGAAACAGAAAATCCAACAATAGAAAACGACCAGTGGGAACCTGTCCGAACGGCAATTCTCGACGCCGATTTAGTGGCGGAGAAAAACGTGGAATTTGGGCAAAACTCATGGCGGGGCGACTACTATCATGAGGCTTGCAAAGAGGGGGCCGAAGAGTGGCGGCGACAAATAGACATTCAATTTGGGGCGAAGAGGGAGGCCGTAGCATGAAACAAGAAAACCTAACGACAAAAGAGGTCGCCATCCACCTTGGCGAGTTATTCGGGGAGGAATTCCAGCCTTCGCAAATCAAACGGTTCCAAATTGAGGGCGATTTTCTGTTCTTTAAAATGAACGAAAAACACTTTGAAAATGCCTTGGTCGACTACGAATGGGGCAACAATAAAATGATGGTTTACTCTGTTTACCTTAACAGCATCTATGGGGAAATCTATGACGAGTTCGAGGCCAAGGGGTTCCAGTGGGGGCGCGTTGCGAAACTTGTTGAGAGTTGGGGGGTGGAGGCATGAAAGCAGCGCAAGGCGAATTGCAAAACCACATTCTTGAGAGAATCGCGTCTAAAGGATTTTTCATCTCTCAAGGGAACCGTCACAATCGCTCAATCAATGCCCTTGAAAAAAAGAGGCTAGTTAAAAGCGTAGTCCACACTACCCCAAGCGGGCAGCGATTGAAGAAAGTCGTTAAAAAGGAGGCCGTCGCATGAACCCCCAAATATCCACAACCGGCGAAATCCAAGGCCGGGGCAGCAACAAATACAAGTGGGTCAGCGGCCTAACCGATCCAGAGCGCGAGGCCGTGAGGCGAGGCGACACTGTACTGGTCAAGGATTCCAGCGGGCATCACATGGCAACGGCCTACAAACAAGTGACGCATTACAAGGGGAAATACGGGCATCGCAACTACTACGGGGAGGTGAAAGTATGAAAACCGCTCTCATTGGCTCCACAATGGCCCTCTGCGCCGTTTTTATGGTAGGGGTGGGAACTCACCCCATCTCGGCTATTGAAAAGCCCGTAGAACGCAAATGCGTGGTGAGTTGGTACGGGGAAAAATACCGGGGGCGGCTAATGGCCAACGGTAAGCCCTTTAATCCAGCGGCCATGACGGTGGCTCATAAATCGCTGCCCTTCGGAACGCGAGTGCAATTCCAGCTAGGCCCGCGCTCGATAATCGCCACCGTGACAGATCGAGGGCCGTTTGTGGCCGGGCGGGAGTTCGACCTATCCAGCGGGGCGTTTGCCCAACTGGCCCAAATAGAGGCGGGACTAATTCGGCCACGATGGAGGATTGTGAAATGAAAATGAAAAACCATCCGATCCAGAGCAGATTCTTTGGACGGGTTTCAATCTGTAACGCCAAAACAGTGGGCCGCGAAAAGGCAATCGCAGTTTACAGAACGCCCGTGCCGCTTAACGAACTAGGGGGGTGGTGTCAGTCGCAGTGGTACAAGGTGCTGGAAGGAACCGAGTGGGAAACCATACCGAAAGAATTTCTCACTATTGGGAACTACCACACACAAACCAGTGAAGGTTGGGAGTGGGCCGCAATCATCAGCGGGATAGACTCCACACTGCCAACGGTTTGGTCGCCAGACGGAGGACGAATCACATCTTGCTATCGTCGGCCAATTAGAAAGAGAAAGGAGGTGATGAAATGATTATCTACGAAATAACTCAACTCGACTCCCAAATATGTGGGTGCATCCGACATTGGGCCAAATCCAAGGCCGACATATCCAGTGTCAAAGCCAAAGTGAGGGCCAAGTACCGCGCCAACGGCAACCAGCAAGACTTCATCGGTTGGGGCGACATACAGAAACATGAAATTGGCAAAGGCAAAGACGGTCTTGTGGAATTCCTAAATCTCCACGCCTCGGCGGACGCCGAATGCTGACCCGCGACTCTCTCACTGGTTCCAGCCTCGCCTCTCCACTTCGGGGGGCGGGGCTTTTTTGGTTCCAGCCCCGCTTTCACCCCCAGCACCCGCAGCACCCACTCCAGCGACTTCTATATATAAATACTGTTTTCTGTATTAAGTTGAGATAATGGGTGCTTAGGGTGCTGAGGGTCTGTTTCCTCCATTTTAGGCGCGTTATTTTCACGCTTGGAGGCCCGGTTTCCTCTGCACCCGAAACCTTCAGGTGCTTAGGGTGCTTAGGGTGCTTCGGATAATTCGGGTGCTGGGGGTGCTTAGGGTGCTTTAATCCAGCCGCGCTGGAGCCTTAATTTCCCACATATTGCGACCATTTATTTTGGAGTGGCAAAATTTATCGGGTCGATCCCGGTGGAGTCGCCGCACATAGGTCTTGAGCGCGGTCGGATAGGAGAGTAATTTTTCCACTCTGGAGCGGTAGGTGGAGTCATCCAAAAGCTGGGTTTCGAGGTCTTGCAGCGACCCGCGCCACGGCTTGCCATTCGGCTGGATAACCACATCAATCAGTTCCGAAAGTCTCGCCTCTGGAGCCATGTCTCCCAAAATTTCCACAATATCCTTGTGATGATACGCCTTAATCCCAAAGCGAGGGTCTTTTAGCTCATCTGGAATGCGATAATTCTCCACAAACCAGATAAACCCCGGTAATTCAGCCATCAACCCGTCCCAAAAAGCCTCGCGCCCCGCTGGAGAGTCAGCATCCATCGGCATTTCGGTTGGAGCCACCTTAAATAGCATGATTTTGTCCTCAATACTGTTATCGAGGGGTGGCAGCATGATTAGGTTTTCGGCTTCATCATTTGTGGAAACTGTGAGTCGCCAGCAGGGGGCGAGGGTGAGCGCGTCCTTGTGTTTGCCATGACAACTCTGGAACTGATTCACGGCGAAGTCCTTAATTCGAGTCCCAAACAGCCGCCTCGATGCAATGTCTTGGTAGGGGGCTTCATCGGCTATCATTAAGTGTTCGGCTTGGAACAGGTCGGCATTAAACTCACTCTTACCAGTCATATACCGATATGGGCGGGCCACGCGGCCTCCGAGCATTTCAGTTATTAAGTCTTGGAATAGATTTTTGCCACAATTCCGAGGCCCAGCCATAACGAGTGCTTGGCCCGGCATGGGCTTCCCCGCTTTCATCATCAACCGCGCCATGTGGAGCCAACCAAAAACGTGGAGCATTTGGGCCGGGTCAACCGCGTGGAATAGTTCGGTGAGGATTTTTTCGATCATCGGGAACGGGCGAGGCTCACTCTTAATGACAACTGGATCGTCAGTGACCAGCACCCGATTCCCCTTAAACACCAACACGCCAGCCATGTGCCCCGCGAGTGGCCCGGCATATTCGCAGGAATATTCGTGCGTACATTCCGCCAGCACATGGTCAACGTCGCTCATGTTCTCGCCCTGCTGCTTCGTACCTCGAACCCCGCGCAACTTTAACTGCCTTTTAACAGCATCGCCGTTGAGGGAGAGGAAGCGTTCGCGGTTGTCACGCATGAAGAATCGGCCCGATAAGGGATGGTGGAATATTTCAAAAGGGAGCATATCTTGGGGGGTTGAAGTGTATTATTTTTTGGAGGTTGCCGTTTGCCCGGCGACCATTGGGCATTCTTACAAATTGAGATTTTGTCCAAGTGGCGGGGTCTGCGCCGAGTTGACAAGCAAGCTGGAAAAACTTCCGCGTGGAATCCTCGCTCCGCTCCCTCACATCGAACCAAGCATGGATCGACTTCCCTCCAGAATCCACGGCCATGCAGAGAGGCAGGGCGGCGGCTAGGTGTTGGATGATTGAGGCATGGGAGTCGTGAGTGCCTTCGTCAAATTCCACAACGAGGTAGTGGCGCGGGCCAGTGTTGGAGAGTGTGTGTTGGGATCGTTTGCCCGCTTGAGTTTCACCCCATTTATCAGACATGGGAGATGGGACTATGAATTGGAGTTGGGGGAGGTTTGTCCAGCGCGACAATGGTTTGGTGGCAAACTCTCTGGAATCTAGGCCGCAACAAAGCAGTGGGTCGCCCTCGAATAATTGCTGGAGGGCATCTTCGGCATTCGTACACTCGACCATCGACGAGTTCACCAGTGCAGCCATGCCGCCGCCGAGGTTGGCGATTCGTTTTGTGTCGATGGGGTTGGGAAAGGGCCAGCGCGGGCGAGCTTCACCGCTGGAATTTCGGATCGACTTGAGCGCATTTCGCACTTCGCCCGGCTGGAGGCGACGGCTGGAATGCTTCCCAATCCATTCCTCAATGTCCGCGTCCGCAAACCCGGCCTTATCCAAAACACACGCGGCATGGAATATCCATTTATGAACGCCCGTGCCGCTGGAGGGGCAATCTTTGATTCGTGGAGGGAGTGTGGTTGGCATTTAGTCCGCGAATTGTGCTGCCCGCCGGGCTGCGATTTCGTCTTGGATTTGGAGCCGCGCATTTATTTTGGCCCGCATGAGTTCATGCTTCCAGATTTCCTTTTCGTTTAGGTGAGAGGCTTGTTCCTGCGCCAGTTGACGTTCGAGATCGCGCACTCGTTCCTCCAACATTTCACATTGTTCAGTCATTGGCTTCTTCCTCGGTGACCCACCTCCATGCGGGGGGTTGTTTGATTTGCTTGGCTTTCCATTTTTCGTATTTTTCGTCGAAATCTTTTTGTGTACCCAAATCTAGCGATTCGGGGCAAGCGTCGGAGATTTCGTATTCGTTTGTGTTTTGGTTCATAAAGTTGCCCCGGTCATCGCACACGCGAGCCGGGGGTATGCGGCGGTTGTTGGCCCAGCAAAAACCCAAAACCCGTAGACAAAGGGCGGCCTTTCATTCCGCCGAGTTTTTTGTTTATGTCTAGCCGCCGCAAAATTATTCATCATCTTCTTCCTCATCATCCTCATCGCTGGAACAATCTGGACACGCATAGGCTGGCCCAGCCCCGCCAGAGTCCACGGTCATGTGGCCGCTTCCCCGGCAATACTCGCAAGTTTCCTCGCGCTCATCGTCTATGCAGTCGTACTCTGTCATGCCAGAATTCTGGATTCCCACACTCGACGAGGGGTGGCGTGGTGATGGGTTATGAATGAGGGGCGGAACTTGTCAGTTGGCGTGATCCAACCCTCGCGCTGCGCCACTCGCATGAGCGGCCCTATCGCCCGTTTATCACGGGTGGAATCGTTGCCGTGGAAGTTTTGCCAAACGTCATCCACGATGAAGTCCGCCCGGTGGCGGGCCGTGGTGTAGATGGCATCGAGCGCGGCTTCCTTCCACTCTGGTTGGGCGGCGGCTTCGACTTGTTCCATCGCGGCATCGCGGGCCGCTTGTCCTGTTGATTCCATAATCATTTCGTGTATGCGTTTGCTTCGTAGGCTTCCGCCGCCACTGGACAACCTTTTATCCAGTCTGGAGTGCGGCACATTAAATTCTGAATCTCGGCGCGGGCCTGTTTATCCTCCTCGTCAACCTCCACAATGATCTCATCGTGGACAGTCCATATAACCTCGAACCCGGCGCGGACAATTGAGTAGTAGTGTTCAGCAAAAATGTCGCGGGCGGTGGCTTGCACCACATTCTCGACTAGCTTCCCGCCATACCAGTGCCGTGGAGTTGCGCCCCGCGTGATGGAGGCAAACCACTGCTCGCTTTTGTGCAACACATTGAAATACGAAATGTGCCGCCCGCTTGGGAGTTCGTAGTAGTGGTTTTGGTTAATGTCTTTTTTGAACTCTCGTTCCCGCTCCCTCCAAAACTTTTTAATTTCTGGATTCGTGCGGCGATACTCCTTGACGGTGTGTTCAGCCTCTTCCTTGGATAACGTCACGCCCCAATTATCGGCGATCTGTTTGAATCGAGCCGCGCCACACCCATACCCCAACCCCAGCACTCGAATCTTGGCGAGTTGCCGGGCTTGCTTGTCCACCTTATCCAACCCCATCGTGGAGAGCGCGTGCGCGGTGTATATGTCCTCGCCCTTGCGAACATAATCCAGCATCTCGGTGTTGTTGGTGAGCCATGCCATGACGCGGGGTTCGATTTGGGCCAGATCGCAGATGATGAATTTCTTGCCGGGCCGTGGAATGAACAGGCTGCGAGTGTCGATCCCGAAGCTCTCGCCCCGTGGGAGATTCTGCATATTGAGGCCGGTATCGCCTGACCAACGCCCCGTGAGGGTTGCGCCGAAATACTTGAGGCCAAACGGCATTGTTCCATCCTCGCGCAGTCGAGTATTGATGGTCTGAAACAGTCGAAGTAGTCGGTTGGATTTTCGCCAATCCCGAAGTGCTGCCACTACTGGATACTTGTCACCATACTCGGCCTCCCACTCCACGCATTCTGGTTCGTTCTGGTTGGTGCTAACGGGAGCCGGTATGCCTTCCTTGGAGCAATAAATTTTGAGTTGTTTGAGAGAGTTGATAGGTTCCTCGTCCGCGCCCCACGGAACCTTCTTCCCCGCCGCTTCTTTAATTTCATAAAGCACCTCCACCCCGGCATCCAGTTTCGGTTTGTCAATGTGGACGCCGCGCTGCCCGCTTGTCATTGTGTGGCGGGCTAAAATTCTTTCATGGTAGGGCCAATACTTTTCGTATAGCCGCCAGAGTTCGTGACAATACACGGAGTCGTACCGGGCATAGTCGATGAGGGCTTTGAGTTCGGGTTCGTCTAGGTCGGACGGGAGCTTGCCCTTCATGTTGTCCCGCACTGACTTGTCAGGTTTCACCCCCAACATTTGTTCCGCGAAGCCCTTCAGATTACGCGGGCATTGGATGTACACGGCGAGGTTGGCAGAGCAGTCCCATGTTGGAATTAAATCGCCGGGGATATACCCCATGCGCTGTGCAGCCTCGAACACCGTGGAGTCGAACGCTGCATTGTGAGCCACAAACTGTGCGTCGGCTGGAATATTGCACCAAGGTGCGTCTTGAGTCGGCCCAACATAATCAATCCCATCCCCATAGAGTGACACCATGTAGGGATCGAATTTCGGATGACGGCAATAAGCATCGGGGCCGAGTCCCTTCACGGTGCATTCGGCGTCGTAGTATGTCTCGAAATCTATTGCTATCATTTTTAAAGTAGAGGTGGCGACGGTCAAATCAAGAAACCCCGCCGCCACCCCGTTTACCCACAACCCCTCCGTCAGCGGGTAAGTTCTCGCGCCCAAGCGGCGAATTTTTCGTCGTTTTTCTCGCCCGTGGTCAGCACTGGAATGTACCAGCTATTGCCGCCTTTTTTCTTGAGGGCCGAGGACAGTTTCCAACTCCCATACTCCAGCCCGGCGCGGAGGTTTAGGGCCGCAGCGGTGAGGATGGGTTTGGCAGCGTTGTTGTACGCGCTGAAGCTGGAGAGTATCCATCGGGCCATTGCGTAGCGGTGTTTGCCATACTCCCACGGGAAATATGCCTCATCATCCCCTCGTACCAGCACGGTGCAACACACTTGCGGGTTCCATGTTGGCTTCGCGCCATTCACCCATTCGAGTGATCCACCTTGAGCCAGCACTTCGTCCAGTGTGTCGGCGTTTTTGGGGGTTGCGCCAGAGCCGTATTCGGTGTGTTCGTAGTAGGATTTTTTCGCGTGGAGTATTGTAATCCAAACTGGGTCTTCCTTCTTTTTCTCGGGTTCGTCGGCTCGCGCCCCGTACAGTGCGTACTCGGCGTTTAGCACCAGTGAACCGGGCATGAATAGTTCGCCCAACTCGCCAGTTTTAGCGGCCATTTTTAGGGATGGCACAACCAAGTCGCTTGTTTCGATTTCTCCACTGACAGAACCCGCCGCCGGTTGGGGGAGTGCTACTGCCGTGGTGTTTTCAGCGTTGTCGCTGCCGTCCTTTTTCTTTTTCTCACTCATCGTTGTTTCGTTAGGTATGTTTTGTCCCTCCCACGCTCGATGAGTCCTAGACCGTCCAGAACTTCGAGTGTGGACTTGGCAAATTCCTGTTTCTGCCCTCGCGGGGCTTGCTCCTTGAGCTTCTTTTCCAGCGTTCCGAGGGTAATGGAACACGCCTCCAGAAATTCCTCTTGTGGAACGATTTCCTTGAGTGCGCTCCATGTGCTGGCCACATCTTTGATCTTGCGGTTCCCGGCGGTTTGCTTGAGGTCATACCCCGGTATCTCCACGCCTTCGAGGCGCAGTTCGAGTGCGGTGTTGCGGACGTTTTTGGCCCATCGTTCCATGATCGCCGCCACATCCAAGGCCCGCTGGAGTTGAGCCGGGTCGGTGAGTGCCGCCGTTTTCGCTGACTCTGGTAGAAGTAGCCCGTCGTAGTCTTCTGCAATGTCCATAGCTCGTTTTTGTAATTCGGGGCAGCGGGATTTGCTCCCGCAAAATAGGCAGTTTTCGGAGTCGGGCCGGTACGGGCTGGAGGGGTCATCGGCTCGCTCAACAATAGTCTTAAATTCGTCCGTCCAGCCCATCGCCTCCTCGCGCTCGAACAGCGACGATTGTTCCAGTTCATGCCGGGGCGTGAGGAAAATAAACTCGGCGGTTTCGGCCTCTGGAAATTTGTGGAACGCGCCGAGAGTGTATGCCTTGGCTTGCATATTGTCCTCTGGATCATCGACAATCCACTTGCCGAATTTGTAATCGATCAGCGTGATGTGGTTGCCGGTAAGCAGCACAACATCACTGGTTCCCCAAGTTATGCCGGGGATTTCCAGCCGACACTCAATGTGGGTTTGGTTGGCCTGTCGCAAAAACGGCTCAACCTTCTTCATACACCACCCAATCAGCGTGGCGTGTTCGTCTGTGAGGGTTGGCAATTCGTAGGTCATTTGAAATCCCCCTCCTTAATAGCAGTCGCCCATTTTTCCATTACATCATGCAACATTGTGCCTTCGTCGGCGGCGGTTGTGTCGCCGCTGGAGTCGTTCGTCCATTGAGGACAGATTTTCTTGTGCTTCAGTTGGGAGGGGGAATGTTTCGCGTGTTCTTCTGGCATAATATAAACTGTTTTATCGGGGCAATATGCTCCTCGTTGATGTGGTAGCCGGTGAGCCTAAAGACAGTCCAGCCAGCGGCAGCGGCGGCATTGTATTTCTCGCAATCCCTGATGTACCCAACCGGCTTGGTGTGCCGACTCTGCCCCCATACGCCGCCCTCAATCTCGATGGCGGTTTTGGTCGCTGGATGTGCGAAATCGAACCTCCATTTTCGTTTCGGATGAAAGGCGAGTTCTTCGACGAGTTTTGGCCCGTCCAGAATTCCCCAAAAATATGCGAAACGAACTTCCAGAACCGAGCGTTTCGGCTGTTTCTTTTTTGCCCCCATAAAATTAGTGGGGTTGATCCAACGCGGACACACGCCCGCTGACTCAACCCGTTTTGGAGGGGGGTGTTTTTCATACTGGCATCTGTTTGATTTTTTCTAACAAGTCGGCGTTCTGGAACTCGTTGAGTCCAGCCGTTAGAGTTTTTCGGTAGTGTTCTGACAGGCGAACGCCGAGTAGCCGCGCTTGGGTTTTGGCCTTGTCGCGGGTTTCGTTGTCCAGCTTTACTAATACTCTGTGTGTGTTTTCGTTCATGTTTTTAGGTGAGTCCCCACCTAGTTAAATAAAAGGTGAGTCCCCACCCAGTTAAATAAATGGTGAGTCCTCACCCCTGCAAAAAAAGCCTTTATTTGCCATGCTCATCGTTATCTAGCGTCCGCGCAACCGGCCCATCTGTATGATCCATGATTAGCTTGTACGATTTAGAGGACAGGCATGAATACCATTTGGGTTGGCGTCGAACCCATTCCAAACATTCGTAGCTTTGGACGTTGTACATGAATTGAATGTACTTATCTGGGAAACTCCAATTGATAAACTGAAATTGTTCGCTCCTGTTTTTGTTTTCGATTTTGGACAGTTCGAGAAGTTCGGGGCGATCCTCTAAAATTCCACGGTATATGAGAATCGTTTCATTTCTGAAC